CTCCATGGAACAAGTTCTCTCCATGGAACAAGTTCTCTCCATGGAACAAGTTCTCTCCATGGAACAAGTTCTCTCCATGGAACAAGTTCTCTCCATGGAACAAGTTCTCTCCATGGAACAAGTTCTCCCATGTAAAAAGCATATCTATATCTATATTATAATTCATGGATACAATCAAATATACATCAAAATATACGTCATCTTATGATGTATCATCCAATGGCGTTTCCGCAAATGAAAAGAAAACCGAATTTTGGGGACAAAATCCCAATATTTTATTCGACAAGGCATTCGAATTCTTTCCTATAGATTCAATGGACTATAATGCAAAATTAAATGCTATTTCGCGAACTGTCATTGTATTGACCTTGATTAGTTTCCTTTTCACAAATCAGATCCGGATTTTAGTCATAGGTACGATTACCCTTGTCGCCATCTATTTCTTGCATCAATACAAAGAACGCGAATCCAAGAAAAAAGACAAGAAACGATCAACGAAAGAAATCGAAACGTTCGATAATCCGGGTTTAGCCGTTATTTCCGGCAAAGAAGACAAAATCACCAATATATTCGATGCCCCCGATTCGTCGAATCCTTTTTCCAACGTATTAATGACGGATTACGATTATAATCCAAAAAAGAAACCCGCGCCACCGTCCTATAATGAAACCGTAGGAGAGGATATACTGGAACAGGCGAAAAATGTCGTCCGGGAATTGAACCCAGACCAGCCCGATATTTCCGATAAATTATTCAAAGATTTAGGCGATGAATTCATTTTCGAACAATCCCTGCAACCGTTCTATAGTAATCCCGCAACCACTATTCCCAATGATCAAACCGGATTCGCCGAATTCTGTTATGGAAGTATGATATCATGCAAAGAAGGCAATCTTTTCACATGTGCCCGAAATCTAGATCGATATACCAATTAATAAAGATTTTCTATATGACTATACGCATCAAGTCCTATAGAATAAATAGTATATTATATATATAATGTCCGTCAATACAAACAATTATTATTTTAACAACATGGCCCGCATAGGAACTGATGCAACCGATCAAACACAACGTAATTTGCAAAATGTGAAATTCGGGAATTATATGGTTTCACATTATTTTAGCGATAAAGTATCCGATGCACAGATCCGGTTTGCAACGGAACAACCAAATCTTATGCTAAATGCGGACAATGGCATCGCCAGTACCGTCATTGATGCATATTCTACGCTTCTTTTAGGGGGAGAAGAAAGACCTTTAGACAAATTGCAATTAATGCAACGCCCTTTTATCACCGTCCCTTATTTAGGAAAAGGGTCATGTGATCCGACATTGGAGTCGCAATTGTTACAGGGCGAAATTGTCAGCGAGAAAAAGAGTGTATCCACTTTGAGTGAAACCACCTATTCGAATTTAGGCGATTATCCCATGCAAGGGGATATCCGCCAGCGTATTAATAATCCCAGTTTTTTGATAGAAGAATCCGCGCTTAATGGCTGGGTTCGCGGGGGAACTTCTACAAGAGATATCACGACGCGTCCTACAGATTCTTCCTATTAAACGCGTTCAAAATTATTATGTAGATATAGTATATAATGGATCCTGTACCTTCTCAACTCGAAATGCAACAAGGTGGTCAAAAAATGTACGGCGGTAATAACATGATGCCAAAAATGGGTGGTATGTCTCCTTACATGGGAGGTCAACATCAACAGCAACAACAACAACAGCAACAGGGTGGACGCAGACGCAGAAGAGGATCCAAGAAATCCAAGAGATCTTCTAAGCGCAAGGGATCACGTAAGAGAAGAGGATCCCGCAGAAGATAAATATATACATTTTTACTAATACAAATAGAGTATTAGTAAAAACAAATCTTGCACAAATCTAAATAATATAAACACAATTTCAAACAAAATTCATAATGGAAAATATCCTCAATTTTGATAAAATACCAGAATATTTAGGAAAATCCGAAAATAAGTCCTATAGACAATCTCTCCGTGATTTCTTCTTCATGCAAACGCCAGATAATCTATCGAGTGACATGGATGACGAATCTCTCGATGAAGTCCTATATGACACAATCGCCGTAAAATGCGGATTAGAATATATTTATGACCAAACCAAAGATGATCCCCAGTTTTCTGTCCTATACAAACTCTCTGCGGGGCAAATGTTGAGCGAAAACGAGGAAATCGGTTTAGCCGTTTTATTCAGTTATGATTTTTTCCAACTCTTTTTCTATTGTTTGCGCGATTTCTTTAAAACGCGCGAATTATGGTCCGATCAGTGTGAATCCTATAGGACACTCTACAAGAAATTCCAGAGAAATTAATTCTATGCGACATATAAATGACATCTACACGAAGCAAAAATACACCGGGGAATTATTCCGCGGAACAACGCGCATTATTACGAGAACGCGACTATTTTACGTATGAACATGCGCCAAATAGTCGCGCATTTTCCACTGCATATGCGGGCGATGGACTACTCATGGGACGTATTGCACATACAGAATTGTCACATAATGCGACTGATATAGAGACCTTTTTACTGGGTGTTGGATCGACGAATTTAGTGGAACCTTTGGCGCCCGTGACACCTAACTTGGCCAGGTTGGATAGTTTGACGATGATGGATCGGGTTCACATGGTCATGCCAAATCCATTGGCGATTGAACCTTTTCAGCGACCACTCCCATCTTGAAGAACTTGTTCGACTCAAAGAACTTGTTCGACTCAAAGAACTTGTTCGACTCAAAGAACTTGTTCGACTCAAAGATGGTGATCGACTCAAAGAACTTGTTCGACTCAAAGAACTTGTTCGACTCAAAGAACTTGTTCGACCGGAATATCTTCTTCTGTGTCGTCGTAGTTTTTCGCCGTATATGCTCTATGTGATTTCCTTTTGGACCGCTTTTTGAAAGACGAATTTTTCGGTTTCTTTCTAGTGGTTAAATCCTCGCGTTTGATGAATATATTCATGATATCCATCAAAGACTCCATTTTCACAGGTTCCTCTGTGACATCTTCTATTTGTCCTATAGAATCTATTACGACTTCGTCGTTGTCATCGTCAGATTCTTCAATATAAGAAATAGTGGAATTTGAATCATTATCTGATTCATCTTCGATTGTTTCCGATGGTTGAACTCTGGGAACGGGTGCCGATACTGGATCATTTGTGGCATCTATATTGGGAATATATTGTTTGTTTTTCAAAAAGCAATAGAGTTGTTTTATTATTTCCGATTGTGAAAAATTCTGTTTTTGAGGTATTTCGTCGATCCATTCAAACGAAAATGTTGCACAGTCCGAATAAGATTCGCTTATTTCCCCCTTGACAATTTCCAATGGAATTTTTATAATTGCATTTACGTATTTTGTCATATAAGAGTCATATAGGAAATATTTATGCCATTTACAATGTAAATCGTTTTTGAATACATTCTATATGACAAATCGATATTTATTTATAGAATGGGTTTTTCTTTCAAATATGCGGTTAAAAAACCTCTTCTTAGTTTTTGCAATTCTTTTGGTATATTTTCGTTTGATATATTATCGCATTCTTGTATTATAGTATTTGATTCCGAATCGGATATCTCCAGTTTTGGAACAACATTTTGTTGTGATTTAATCGTTTTTTCAAATACTGTGAAAATGGATTCATCTATATTTGGTTTTGCAGTACTTTTCCATTTTATATAAAAAACAAATAAATAATCCAACAATTTATATAATTCATCATTTCGAATAAAATTAGCAATATCAGTATTTTTTATATCTATATCCTTTGATTCAAGTATTTTTTGTTTGATTATATCGATTCTATCATTGAAAAATTGTATTATTAGATCACGTTCTCCATCATTTATTTTATTTTTGAATGTATCTTTATCTTTATTAAATAAAATTTTATATATGTGAAAAGATTGAAAATAAATTCTTGAAAATTTTTGTTTATAATAATCAAACTCGTATTTTATCATCATTTTTATAATAAAATAACAACTATACAATAATAATAACACATATTTTAAATCTTTCTTTTTACTATCCACTATCTTGTAATTTATACTTAAAATATCATTTATAGTTTTTTTATTGTCTTTTTTTATTTGTTGAACTATAAAACCTATAGATTTTGATATTCCCTTTTCATTAATATTAATAGGGTCATTATTCATATATGTAAAGTACTCCTCAAAATTATTGCTTATGTTTTCTACTTTTCGTCCATAGTCAATGATAAAAGCATACGGTTTTATTCCATTTTTCGTATTTACTACATTAGATCCTTCTATTTGACTAATATCATGATATACCATAATATTATTTTTATGCAAATCCACATGCACAATATTATATTCAACGAATAATATCATCATATTAAATAAAATTTGTATTGTAACATTTTTATAGAAATTATCTGTTTCTCTAAGAGTACTATATACTTTATATTTTTCTCCATATTCCATAGATAATAATCCCATTTGCTTATCCGTTTTATTTATTTTCATCATTTCTGATAAAATAGAATAATCTTGGGTTGTATTTGTTTTTAGTTGCAGTAATTGTAAAAAATTATTCATATATTCCGGCGTTTCTATAATAGACAAGTCCAATACAGAATATGTAATTGGAACAAAGTCGTATGTATTTTCAAAAATCATGGCTTGTGTTTGTGCTTCATCTACAAATTCTGATCGAATATCTGTTTCTTTACGAGATCCGCGAAATATATACGGAACTGTCTTGTCATTTAAAAAAGAAATTTTCAATATAAATTTTTTGATTCTCGTATTATACTTTGTTATAGGTTTACCACTGTTTGATCGCCCTTGTCGATGACCAGTAATTGTTGCAGGAATGATTACAGTTCTTTCTTTAAAACAACCATCATCCGTTGGATCAACGCATGGAATTAAAGTTGTCAATAAATCCAATGTTGGTTCATGTCCATTTTCTTGACATTCGACTACAAATACAAACCCTTTTAAAGAATGATATGAAATACAATGTACATTTGTCGCATTATAAATCATGGACATGATACTTTTAAAACGAACCTCATCATATTCTTTATTAACTACAGAAGATTTATTTTCAATATATGCATGAATTTCAAATACAGTTTTTTGGTATTTTTTCAAAACGTCAAAACGATCATCATAATATTGTTTTTTGAATGTAATATATGTTCCTTTTGATTCTTTTTTATCGATCCATGGCATAGCACCGCCTTGTTGATTTGCCATATGTAATGTATAATATATACTATAGATTACATTGCTCAATTGAACTTTACCACGATTTTCACCATTTCTTTTTTGATACATTTGCATGCAGACACAGATAATTCCTCCCGTTTCTTTCGCGTTTTTCCATCTGTTGTATTTGTTGCTCCTGGCAAGTCCACAATCGGACTCTTCCGTTTGGACGTGCTATTCCGCGAGTTCATATCCGCCTCGATTGCATCATAATTGTCTTGTATATGATCTATAATACGATTATCTATCGCCCATTTGAAAAAGTTCAACTGTCCGATCGTAGTCTCCATGAAATTATCGGAATCATACGGAATCGTGATTCGCTCCCATCGGCAAAATGGATCGAAATTTCGCTTCGAATACGCCTTCAATTTCAATTTATAATCATTATACACTTTGAACCGCTTTATCTCTAAATCCCCCGAATATCCCCGCTCTTCAATGTCATATACAGTATAATACTTTTTCGCGAAATTGGTAACAAACCAATCCACAATACGCAGAGAAATCCGGGATTCTCCATTAATAATCCGCATCATTTTTATTACATTTTCATGGTTTTCGTAAAATTGCATGAGATTATTCAATAGCAACTTGTTTTGAGTTAAAGACGCAGTCGTAGACATTACACACAAATCCTCCGCTATTTCTAAATCGTTTTTCCGGCAATATCATTTACATTTCTACCAACATGAGTCATATAGAATTCATTTTAGACGTGTATCCTATATGACTATTACGAATCCCGTTTTAACGGCGAAAAATATTGCCGATTTGACTGCATATGTCAATCGTTACCGCGCGTTGAACCAAGCACCCCCCTTGACGTATCTCGATTCGATTGCGGGAGTTTCTCAGAATTGGTCCTATAATATGTGCTCGACGAATTCGTTTCATCATAGTGGGACGCAACTCTACGGGGAAAATCTCGCGTATTTGCGGGGATACGGGACGGATCCCGTTGCGCTCATTAAAACGTCCATTGATCTTTGGTATCAAGAGATTTCTTTATATGACTTTAATAATCCGGGATTCAGCGAAGCCACTGGACATTTCACTTGTTTGGTATGGAAATCGACCACGAATATGGGATTAGGCATTTCTATGAATACTGTAACCGGAGAAGCCTATATTACCATGAATACATTCCCTCCTGGAAATGTAGATGGACTATATGTGGCAAATGTATTGCCATTGGTTAATCCTACACCTGTACCACCACCAATACCCGTGCCACCACCAGTTCCCGTACCACCACCAGTTCCCGTACCCGTACCACCACCAGTTCCCGTACCCGTACCACCACCAGTTCCCGTACCCGTACCACCACCAGTTCCCGTACCACCGCCAGTTCCTGTACCACCAGTTCCACAGAATGTTGTCCTTATTAATCGATTGAACCAAATTATCCATCAATTATATATGCATTATCCTGCACAATACATAGTGATGGAAATCAATCAAATCATTCATGATTTACAATAGATCCATTTATAATACAATACATTGACGTGCAACTCGGCAAGATATGCAAAAAGAGCATATGTGTAAATACGGATGTATAACAAATCCAATCATTTGGTGTACGATCGGGCAATCTTGCCCAGACAAAAAATGTGAATTCATTTACACAAAATACACATATACTGATTTCTATAGAGGTGCACCAGATGCCTTCATATTGCACGCCTAAATAAGGGGTAGTCACATAGGTTGCATAGAGGATATTGGTTATCGCGATGGACATATCTAGGGTTCGCATCCACTGTTGACGGAAGATCCGATTCCAGAAAATATAACTCGATATATAAAGCGCAATTTGCAAGATACCCAGAATATGATGTCTATAGTACAAGGCAACCCCGGCATTCACTAAGAAAAAGGGGATGGAATATTTTGCGGCATATTGCGAGATTTCAGTAGGCAAGACATTTTCCAAATTAGGACGCGACATATTTATAGAAAACAATAAAAATATATTATCAAGAAAAACGCACATAGACTTGTATCAATAATAAAAATTGAAATCGAAATCTCCCATATTCATTATTTCATAGACGCTATATGACCGAATATATCAAATGCATTTCGAAAAGCCGTACCATGAAACCCTGTTGTTATTATCCTATAGGAAATTCGCTACTCTGTCATATACATCAATATCAGGCGGAATATACGGCGGAAATGATGATGAATTTGGCGCCATGTAGCACATGCCGGAAAACCTTTTATTTCGAAAACGGGGATAAAGTGTGCGAATCATGCAAAATTCGGGCGCAAAAGACGCGCGAGGAATCCCGAGCCAAAGTAGTTCTATGTGACAAAGAGGGATGCGAATACAAACGATCCCAAGAAAATAAATACTGTAAATTGCATCAATTGCAGATTTTCATTGATGAAACCGCGGAATCGGGGAAAAAAGTGTGTTATAACCATACCCGAGGGTGCAGAGAACAACTCGACGCAGAATATACATTTTCCAAATGTGGACCGTGTTTAAAAAAAGACCGGGAAAAAGATCATGCAAAGCGGAATCAAGTGAAAACCTCCGTGGAATCACATATGAATACATGCACGACATGTTGCCAAGTTCGCGTAGCGAATGATTTTATAGGACAAACCGGAACGACAAAAACGTGCAAATCTTGCAGAGATTCCAATAAACGTCAGGATGCAAAACGGGATAAAGAACACCGTCTTGAATTATCTCGAGTAAAGGAAGATACGCCAGCGATAAAATATATTAGATGTAGAAAAAATGCAAGGGATAAAGGTATCCCTTTTGAACTCGAATACGAAACATATTTTGAAATCATTCAAAAACCATGCTTTTATTGCGGGATAGTATCGAATTATCTAGAAACGGAAACATTATACAAAAATGGCATTGATCGTAAAGATAGTGGCGGTGGATACCTATATGACAATTGCGTATCTTGTTGTAAAATGTGCAATTATATGAAGGGTTCGTTACAAGTTACAGTATTCTTGATGCGTATAGAACATATATTGGTTTATAATCATTTGCAATCTGGCGAATTACATCCAAACGCTTTTGCGAATAGCAATGGTTTGAATTATGCTGGATATCGAAATGGTGCAAAAAAAAGAAATTTAGAATTTACTATTACCGAAGAAGAATTTGATAATACGATTATGAAAGATTGTTATATATGTGGCAAAAAACCATTACCACATAAACATACAAATGGTATTGATCGTTATGATAATTCTATAGGATATACTATAGAAAATATTCGACCATGTTGCAAAGAATGCAATTTCTTTAAAAAAGATTTTGCATATAATGATATAATACATCAGTGTGGTCTTATATATCAACAGCATAACAAAACTATAGCAAAGACGCAAGTAACCGATTCGTTAGATGCAAAGACATCGGAACAAGAGAGTCTTATAGAAATACCGAATTGTAGTGTAGTAAAACGAGAACATTCGACAAACAAAATACGAGAACAAGCCAGAATTCGCAAACAACGTCAAATAGAATCACTTAAAGAAAAATACGGCGAAGAAGCGTATAAGGAAATGAGAGCAAAACAAATGGCCGAATACAGAAACAAGAAAAAGAATACCGTATAAATGTAGTTCACGCTTAATATTTTACTATTATAAAATATTAATATTTTTTATTTGTTTTTTGTATGATAATATACGCAATAATACACGTAATAACCAATAATGACCATACATGACACTAGTTTGAGTACGCTACACCTGCCATGCCGCTCATTACACGTAAAACATTGTAATTGACGGCATACACTCTTACCTTAGCAGTCGAGACACCAGAGACGGTAGGCGACGAAAGGACGAGTTGAAGGACGGCATTATCAATTCTGGAAAAGTTACATGATCCAGAAGGTTGGTGCTCTTCAGGGCGAAGAGCGAAGGAGTAGACGTTGATTCCAGTATCCGGGGCACGGGTGTGGTGCTGGAAAGGCTGGACGACGTCAAAGTAGGATCCTTCACGTTCAGAGAAACGATCCTGGCCATTGAGTTGGAGTTTGGCAGTGACGACTGGATTCTCACCCCAACAGTGCATGTCGAGGGCGGTTTCGGCAAGAACGAAAGTTCCGGCGTCAGAGACAGTGGATCCACTGGTAGGGGTAGAATCAAATGGAATGTATGAGCTAGTACTAGTATTCCACTGTCCGTTGGCACCTCCAGAGACGGTGGCATCATCGGCACCAGCCATCTGGAAAAGACCAGATCCGTTAATGAAAGAACTAGATCCAGAAGTTTCAAGAGGTCCACCGAAAGCCATGATGGCATTCGGAAGAGCATCGATGGAGTCGGTGTAGTTGAAAGGCTGGGCACCGAGTGTGTTGAAGAGGACATTGGTAGGATCAAGAGACGAGCAATAATCCACGTTGGAATCAGGCTGGACAACCCAGATGAGTTCCTTGCAAGGATGGTTGAAGTTGAGCTTGATCTTGTTGGATGAAGATCCGACAGATTCATCACCAGTGAACTGGAGCTGTTCAATCAAATATTCATGAGGGTTCTGTGCCATCTTTCTGCGCTCATCAGTATCCAAGAAAATGTAGTCAACATAGAGCGAGGCGGCAACAAGAGACTGCTGGTAAGCAGTTGGGACGGCAACGGAACCGGCGCTACCTGAGGCGAGACTCTTGACGGCCCAGAGACACTCACCAATAGGACGAATATCAAGATTAATTTTAACTTCGTGGTACTGTACGAACCACGTAAACCCCCCCTTTCGGGGTATTTAATAACTTTGCATAGATTTATTTTTGCATATACCTAAAGTTAGGGACTAGACTATATCTTAAGCTATCATTAAGGAGTGTTAATCCTTTTAAGCCCACATTCGTTTAGTCGTTGAACCTTCCTCATGTCCTACATGTATCAAGCGGATTTAGAGGCTTGGCTGCGGATCACCTGTTTCAGATTATGTTATATTACTATAATCTTCATGTAGTGGAGTTTTTACCATACCCGAGTTCTATTCTCGGCCATTAGTATATTTCTATACTAACTTGGTATCCAAATGAAACATACAATTTTCTCCTACGACCAAGGGAAGGGGTCGTAGGGGAAACCGTAGGTTTCCCTACCTTTGAGGATTTCCCGCAATTTGAACGTGTTGCTACATAATGAGTAATAGTTTATTCAACATAGGAATAAAAAATTACGCACATGCAACTAGCATCTGGGTTTGATGAACATTTTCATCCCGAGACCACAACAAATTTTTACTAAAGCAGGGCTCGGATGCTTTAGTTTGGATACTTTTCCGCCCTACAGATTTTAAGGCGATCAAAGGAAGAGCAAGTCCTGGGTTTCTGCAAAACCAGAACAAGAGAGGAATGTAGAGGGTAGTTTCAGGAAGAGAATTGCGAGGGGCACAGACCTGGTTAGGAGCACCGGCGGCAGAGCAAGGACCAGAAATACCAGCAAAGTTAGGATCAGTAATGTAGGTAAGTTGGGTGGTGTGTCCAATGATCTTGAAGTATCCACGCTGTTGTTCGGAAGACATGGTGAGCTGGTTCCAGATGTGCATCCAATCACCATACTGGCGATCGATGCGCTGGCCTCCAATCTCGACTTCAACCTGGGCGATGATCTGTTCACCGACGTAATCTAACCAACGAGCATAAACACCAGCATTGGTAACACCAGAACCATTAGAAGCCATTGACTGGTTGATTTCAGGGAGAGTTACCTGCAAGTAAGTGCGGTAAGCCAAATCACCGTTACGGGAGATGGTGCAAGTAACACGACGACCGAAATCAGCCTGACCAGAAAATGTCTGTTCAATGGATTCCATGGCAAAGTTGGTATGTCTGCGGTAAGAGACTTTCCAGAAAGTAATCTCGGGGGTTCCAGTAAGGAAAACATCTTGAGCACCGTAAGCGACGAGTTGCAATAGACCTCCAGCCATTTTTATATAGTAGTAAAAGATAATATTTTGGCGGAAATAGATTTAAAAGATTTTGCTAAATATAATTCCAGAAAAATTCATGAATACATTTAGGATCAAACGGTAGAGTCATATAGATTGAATATTCTATATGACTTATGACGGGAGAGACAGGTTGGATTCAATGAATTTTTCTAAATAATCTTGCTGAAAGATTTCTTTTTTGTTTTCGTGTTTTTTTGAGAAAATGTAGGATTCTTGGACCTTTTTGACGGCCCATCCTTGATCGATGGCGTTTATGATAAAGACCATTTTTTGAAACGTTTTTTGTGACATTTCGATGGAGGAGGACATTTTTATAATACCGTGTGGTCTTTTTTCTTGTATTTTTCTTTATTTTACGTTTTGTGTAATTTCCTCCTTTTTCTTTTCCTACTTTACCATTTACATGTTTTGATGAAGATGCAGATACTGATCCGTATACTGATGTGTATACTGAATTGTGTGCGGATTCAAAAGCATACGTCAATGTAGGTGTCATTCTATAATTTATAAAATTTATTATATATTCTTCTATACTTTTCGAAAAACGATATAATTTAACTAATGGATCAACAGGTAATGTATCAACAGGTAATGTATCAACAGGTAATGTATCAACAGGTAATGTATCAACAATACACTTATGAATAGAGTCAATATGTGTACTTATATTTCTATACATAATTGATAATTTATTTTTCAAAAAATCCACGCATCTAAGTGTTTTTCCTGCTTTATTTGCACTACCTTGACTTCTTTCATAATTTAAAAATGATTGGATATCAGATATAATATCTTCTGGTACTTCTTCTAGTACTACACTATGTTTGGGTTTTGTATAAAGTTTTGTATAAAACATAATTGAAATTTCATTTATAATTTGGTTTAAACTATTTAAAATACTTGTCTGTATATTTCTAAATTTTTTTAAATTTTCATCTGTATCACTATAATTTTGTTCTTCGAATTGAAATGCAGTTATTATATTTTTTTGCATAAGAAGACATGAGACAAAATCTGGTTGAAAATCTGCTTCATTAAATAATTGACTTTGAACAGACTTTTCAAATATATCTAAAATTGAATATATTGTAATTTCAGTGCCCGACTTATTGTTCCAACCATTCATACGAGTCTTTTCAAATAAAACAATTTTAGATTCATAGCCTGGATCAACTATTTCTGATATAGAATGATAAATTGTTCCAATTTTTGCATCTGCAATAAATAATTCTACTGGGTTTACATCTTCAATTACTTGTGTATTTGCATTTTCAACATTTGCAGAACCATCTGCTTCAGTTACAGATCCTCGAACTACAGCATCTACATAGTTAGAATTTATCTCACCTTCACTTTCTGTAAAAAGTTTAAAATGACCTAAATCTGTAGTATGTACAACATTTTTCAATGTAAATTGTGTTATTGGGACGTTTTTGATTACTTTTGCTGTTAGGTCGGTAATAAATGGATTATGTGAAAATAGTCTGAATTTGTCTACAACACATTCTCCAAACTTTTGTGAAGAACCAATATCCATACATTTTAAAGCTAAACAACATGATTCATAAATATCATAGTTTAATAGTTTTTCTTCATAATCATCTGCAGTCATACTATGTATTATTGTTTGACGATCTCTTATTTCATCTGAAAATCCATCGAACCAATGATCGTGTTCTTGATGACGAGAAGAAACACTATTGGAATTTTTATCATATAAAAAATCATATAATTCTTTCATAAAAGTATCATGTTCATCCTGAGATTTAGATTTAATTGATTCTAAAAAATTCAATACATAATATTTTAAATTTATATCATATTCTATATAGTAAAAATCTGGATATTTTTGTTTTAAAAAAAAACATATTAAATGTAATTTATTGGTATATTCATTTGCTATTTTAATTTTAGGTATTTTTGCATAATCATGACCTCTCCAATCTTCACTCTTTAATAATAATGTATGATTACCTGTTGATACATTTTTGCTTAATTTATATAAAAACATTACTGTACTACAATTTAATAGTACATTTGTATCAATTAAAAAATCTATCTTTAATGATAATATATAATTAGTCATTCTAACATATTCTGAATTTGTTTTGACGAAATCTAATATTTCAAATAATTTGGTACAATCATCTGAACCCTTAGTTAAATCAAATTGTTGTAATTGTATACCTGGATACTTATTTTTTAAATCATTAGGAGATAAAACCAAAGTATGCAATTGTTGTATTCTATCTTCCATATGTCTTTCATACAAATGTAGTATTTCTTTTAGTATCTTTGAACAGTCTTCTTGATACACTAATAGTTCTATTACTTCATAATAAAATGGTATTAATAAGATTAATATTTCTCTGCTACATAAAATAAATTTGGTAGATATTCGATTGATTGTAACAGATGTAACTGTCGGAATCCCCGACTTTGCAGCATTTGCCGCACCACAAAAATCATATGTTACAAATGCAATTCGTTGTCCATCATCTAATGCAGGAATTACTTGACGAGCTGTATTTACATCTAACAATGATTTTAACATTAGGTATTTCATTGATAATTCATATATAAATTGTATATGACCTATATGAAAAGTAGATGGTGATGTAGATGATGTTTTATTAAAATTATTATATAATATACGTATTAATTCGGGATACATGGATAACATATCGATTAAACTATTTACCAACTCAAACAACCAGAATTCATTAAATTCTTTTCGGTTTAATTTATGTATGTTTTCTTCATTGCCTGTATATTTTTCACAAAAATTACTATATGACTTCAAAAATAAATTTTCTCTAACAGATGCGGATATGGCTGTGACAGCTCGAGTAGTTCTACCAGATTGTTTTGTTGAAGAGGGGGGTACAGTGTGGTTTGTCTTATATTTTTTATCCACATAATCAAGTTGATGCGCATAATTAAGTAATTCTTGTATACCTGTTTCATCAAATGTACATAATTTATATACTATCATGATTAAATCGCATAAAATGCCTGCAATAGTTAAATCGCCACTTATTAATAAACCAGAAACAGAACAATTTCTCCCTTCAAATAATTTCATAAATTGTAATTTCTCTAATTGTCCTTTACATTGATCCATTCCTTCTTTTCTTAGTTCATAAATAGATTTTAGTTTAGATAACTCTGAATCATAGTCAAACCTTTCTGTAGTATTTTTCATTCTTCTCATACAAGTTACTTTCATGCGTAGATCTTCTTCTGAAATATCTTTAAAATAAAATTTAAATACAGGTTTATTTGTAGGAACAATAGTAAAATTTTCATCAGATGAATCTTTATCACTAATATTTTCAGTTTTTAATGTAAAATGTTCCTTTAAACGTGTCATATTTATTTTTTGAGATTTTAAATGTTCTTGAGATAAAAGTGGTTGGCGTATTTCAGAATTCGATCTACTTAATGGTGGTGTCGGTACTTGCATATTTGTCTGTGGTTGTATGTTTGTCTGTGATTGTAATTGTTTTTGTTTTTCCTCTTTAATAGCTTCATCAACAGCATCTTTAACAGCCTTTTCATGAGCCTTTTTTCCCCTGTATCTTCTTGCTTGTGATTTTGTTAGTGGTTTAGCGGTATCAGCAGTATTATCATTAACAACATTAGGCAATTTGCGTTTTTCATCATGATGTTTGTTAGATTCATTGCCGTTAGATGCATCATCATATTCGTGAAATTCGTGAAATTTGCGAGATTTGCGAGATTGGCGAGATTGGCCATAATTGTTGTTAGATTTGCTAGAATCGGATCTTGGATCAGTTAACGAACCATCATTACTAAACTTATTACTAATGTTAGATTTGTGTTTTTTTTTGTAATTTCTATCTCGCAATTCATCGCGAGATATTTGAGATTCATCATGAGATTCATCATCGGGACTCTCACGTTTTGGCTCTAAGGCTTTTAACTGGTTTAAATTTAATCCTGACTTTAATCCTGACATTATTAATGCTGTGTTTACGTAGTCATTTTCTCCATTACTATTATTATAGCTTTTGTTCAATATATCAATAAGATCGAATTGATTATTTACATATTTACGACTTAATATATTTATTTCATCTTCGGATATACCTTGATGTATAATATAATAAAACATACTTAATTTATCAAATAATTCTTTTTCTCGAATTTTAGTTGATTTGTTTGATGGATGAAATAAAATTTCCGTTCCCGTTTCCATTTCCGTTCCCGTTTTCATTCCCGTTTTCATTCCCGTTTCCGTTCCCGTTTTCATTCCCGTTTCCGTTTCCATTTCCGTTCCCGTTTTCATTCCCGTTTTCGCAGAAGTTGATTCTGGGTGTTTAAGAAGATTACTACTTGAAAAATTATAACTTGGATAACTTGGAAAAGTTTGATCTACGTCATGTTTTGATATGGATTCCAAAAAAAATCTGTCTTTTAATTTCATATTTGATTCATCAAATGCATTAAAAATATTTTTTTTATAACTATATTTATTATACAATAATCGGGATAATTCATCTTGATTATTTATATAACCATTCACAATTTCATTTATATTTGGGGGTTTTAAGTTCAATATGCGATAAAAAATATTTAATTTGTTACGTAATGATGATTCTTCTGATTCCATGATGATAATAATATATAATACACACCCATAAAAAAAGATATAAAAATACAAAAACGTTTAAAAGATACAATTCCAAAAATGGCGCTAAAACGAACCAATCAATCAAAAATACTTTAGCACCATTCATGAAAAACATACCGAAATGCTAAACTCATTTGATGTGATTGAAATTGTATAATATATTATATAATATATAATAATGAGTTCAAAACCTTCTAGAAAACCTTCTGGAAAAGTTTATGGAAAAGTTTCTAGAAAAGCTTCAGCTTCTGAAAAAGCTTCTGGAAAAGCTTCAGCTTCTGAAAAAGCTTCAGCTTCTGAAAAAGCTTCAGCTTCTGGAAAAGCTTCTGGAAAAGCTTCTGAAAAAGCTTCTGAAGAAGTTTCTAATGAATATGATGTTAATGGTATCGATGCTGAAATACAAGATGATGATAACCCACGTATTAATATAAGTAATCAATTGAAAACTCTATGTAGTATAAAGTGTTCTGTATTAGATACGGAAAATATACCTGCCTCAAGTATAGTGCCAATAGATGAAAAGGCAACAACTGGAGAAACTCAACCTATAAATATAGAATACGATTTAAAATCTTCAGAAATTTATACGGCATTAAATAATTTTACTAAAAGATTATATAACACAATAATAAAGTATTATACGAATATAACAAATGATGAGAAAACAAAATACATGTTAAACAGTGAAGGTAGAGGTATAGTTGTGAGTAAAGAAAAATCATACGGATTATGTATCAGTTATCTTAAAGAAACAAATTCGGGTCCTTTTTTACCTGTAATTGATTATTATGTTGAGAGGGGGGGTTCTTTGTTTGGCGTACTAGTAAATAATAATGATAGACGCCAACATTTTTTGTCAAATATCCCTTCTGGACGTGATTGGTGGACTGAACCAGACCAACAACACAGAATTAAATGTATACACGATATGACACTTTTTTTAATTTGTAGTATATCACCTAATAATACATCCCTCGTATCAAATGCTCTAACAAAGGCTCTTAAAGATAAAATCGAGGAAAATTTTACTACGCAAGAGAGAATTCAAGATATTGTAGCACTCTACAAAGATATTAGTGAAAAAATGGATTCAGATACAAGACAATTCCTAGCCACTGCACTCGCTAGATCAAAAGATTATAATGCTTTTAATAGATCTCTTGGATGGCCTATTACCACAAGACAACAATATGATGATAAAATTAATGAAAAATATTTATCAAATTTTTTAACAGCGACACCATGTATAAATCAAATTTCATCAGATCAATTTGCGGCTGCCATAGCGGCAGTATTACAATATATTTATTGTGATTTTACTAATACTCAATTTACAACTGTACATTTATTACAAAAAATAGGAAGTGCAACAAGTTATATTGAATTAACTAATAAAAATATTATTATTATTGCATATATTTTGGTTACTATTCAAGATAGTGAACTAAGATCCAATATACCAAGATCCAATATAATTTTTTGCATTAATTCATTAATAGGACGTATGAAATCATTATTACAAAATTTAAACCCTAGTGGTACTATACATTTTGACGTTATGAAATTTGAAGATTATTTACAAATAATTTTTAGTGGTAGATTACTTAGTCAAGAATTTGATGATCGTGCTAAAAATTTTTTACAACGAATTATATGTAGGTTTATAATTGATGTGACACCTCATATTAATGAATTATTACAAAACCACATATACGTCTCTACAGCCGAAAGATTGTGTAGAGAAAACCCTAAAAGTATAACAACACGAATTTTTGAATTATCAAAACTTATATATAATCATATGTTTCCTAATGTAAATCCTACAAGTGATAATACAATAGAAGAATATTTAAAACATATTTCTATGATTTTAGGATTTATAGATGGTTTATACGGTCATGATTTTACGAATAATAAGTATTTACATAGCATAATACAATTATTATTTGAAGAAATGAAACCATTTTTATTACCAACATTACTAGACCCAGTAGACATGCGAAAAGCGTCATCATCATCATCATCATCATCATCATCATCATCATCAAGAGCAGTATCATCTTCATCATCAAAAGCAGTATCATCTTCATCATCAAAAGCAGTATCATCTTCATCATCAAAAGCAGTATCATCAACAAAAATGGCAAGAGACGCTTATGAAACTACGATTCATAAACTATTAAAATTTGTACATAATAATCGAGGTTTACTATCTAGTGATAGTTATGATGGAGAAAAGATTGCTATATGTAAGTTATTAAAAACGTTTGATATATGTATGATAGATTTATATATTGATAGTGATAGTGATATTTTTACAACATATATAAGAGTGTATGATACAATCTACTATATGCGTTCACTTATAAGTAGAGATGATGTTTCTGTTGTACCAAAAAACATTGAAATTGTATTCAATAAAATGACATTTTTGCAAATAGATATTGCAAGAGATGCAGGTAAAACTGCAAATTTTCATGCATTGTGCGAAGCGCAAAAAATGATTGAATCAGACAAACCAAGATTTTTTCCGAAAACAAATGATCAACCATCTCGTATTCAAACTGTAATTAATGCAGGTGTTGTTAAAGATGGTGCGGGTTTAACCACTATAGGTGACATTATTCTTTTGAATGGTAATAGCAGTGAACCTAATGCTACACATAATGAAACATTTAACATAAAATTACAATGTATAAAAGATGGCAAATTATACACTCTTAAGATTAATTACGATCTTTTTTGGGGTGTAACAAATGATCAATTACGTAGAAGATATCAACATCAAGAAAGAGAAAAAAAAAACACAGTACTTTCTTCAGTAGAAAACATTAGTAATATAGTAATTACAGATGTTTATGCAGCAAATTCCAAAGTCATAATTGATGAAAAATTGCTAATTAAAACTTTTGAATTCAAGTTATTAATACGAAAATTTCTTGAGGGTGATAAGTCAATACGAACATTATTTCAAAATATATCATATACATTATCATTTTTTGAAGGTTCTTCGTTTAGTAAACATGATCAAACACGCTTTATGACAATATTTATAAAGACACAATTATTTCAAGATGTTTTTCAAGATATATTGGATCCATATCTCATGTATAATATATATTTAAAAAAATTTGTATTAGTATTTATTTCACTTTTATGTAAAATTGTATATAATGTTATTATTTCAGTGGAAACAGAAGAAGAGAAACAAAAGAAAATAGCATTAATTAATCAATTATTAACTGAGTTTGTAAATTTTTTTAAGCACGAGACAATACTGCGCGAATTCAACAGTAAACATGTAGTTCCAGAAACTAATAGACTCAAACGAGCATCAGCAAATTATACAACTACAACTGCTGATGATTCTAATAGATGGCTATCAATAGCACATGCCCGAGCGAGTCAAGTTCCAAAACAAGTGATACAAGAACTGCCACTAGAAGCGGATTCAAAAGCGAATTCAAAAGTGAATAAAATAACAATAGATACATCCAACCCGAATGAAACATTTATAAGATTACATACAGACACAGCAGTGGGAGTGAAAAAAGGTTTTCAAGATGTCAGAGATGGCAGGAGTGCCAACTTCGGAAAAAAATATACATTGAAATCATCAAAAGAAGTACCGATAGTACCACCACCACCACCATCATCAAGAGTGGTTGCATTGGCCTCATCCAAAATATCACAACTACCGATACCACCATCATCATCGTCGTCATCATCATCATCCAATATAGCACCACCGATACCACCAATGGAATCATCATCCAATATAGCACCACCGATACCACCATCATCATCGTCGTCATCAGTTTCGTTTACAGCTGCAAAAAGAAAATTGGAAGAATTAAGATCATCGAAGAACCCATCAAAAACATCAAACCTAAAAAACGCACCTAATATATTCCTTGAAAAAAAGGTAACTAAAGAAACTAAAAAAATGGAGCATGAAGTTCTGAAGAATGCAGTTGATGAGACTAACTTCACAATGACCGGGGAGGTATTGAAAAACTTAATCCGCATAGCGACATCATCAGTGGCAGAAGGCAAAAAAGATAATTTGTCAGAAAATGAGATTAGAAAACTTATATTAACCGCACAAAAAATTGGTAGTATAAAGAGAGAGAATCAGTATACAGAAGAAACCAATCCAAATAATCCAAATAAAAAACCAAGAATGGATAATAAAGGAGGAAGATATCCATCCAAAAAAATACACACCCATAAAAAAAGATATAAAAATACAAAAACGTTTAAAAGATACAATTCCAAAAATGGCGCTAAAACGAACCAATCAAAAACAATCCAGCACCATCGACGAAAAACATACCGAAATGCTAAACTCGTTCGATCTCATTGAAACAAATAAAATACCACAATTATTAGAAGAAAGATCCCAATTAAAGATTCATCTAAAGACGCTCATCAAAGATTCGAAACAGAGTAGTCATATAGATGAAATTATGGAGATCAAGGACAAGATCCGTCTTTTAAAAGAAGAAATGACAATTTTAAAAAATCAACGGAAAACCTACCTTTTAGAGAATTCGAAATACATTTTCGACTATTTTGAACAAAAAAAAGACATTTCTGTAGGAGGGGGTAAACAAAATACCAACGTCCTCCACACTTTTTTCAAAATCAAATCCGTCCATCCTGAATCAGAAAATCTGAATAGCGATCGATATCAGCAATCAAAATCCACTTATCAACTCTATTGGAAAAATGTAAACAACGAAATCATCAATATACAAGATTTCGTTGTTTCGAGCGATATTTGCGAATTTTGCAAACAGGGTGAAATGATCCCCCAGGATGAAGAAGGCATTCTCATTTGCAATAACCAATCCTGTGGCAAATTCATTTCTTATATCGTGGATAATTCGAAACCGTCAAATAAAGAACCGCCCAATGAAGTGTCCTATACGGCTTATATCCGACTAAACCATTTCAAGGAAATCCTCTCACAATTCCAGGCAAAAGAGACGACACAGATTCCCGCATCCGTCATTGATGCCGTGAGATCCCGCATCAAAAAAGAGCGGATCAAAGATTATAAAGAAATCAATTACGATAAAATGCGCGAGATTCTCCGGAAATTGGGTCTCAATAAATATTTCGAGCATATCCAATACATCAATTCCATTTTCGGAATCAAACCGCCCATTATGAACGAAGAACTACACGAAACCTTGTGCGTCCTTTTCATTGAAATCCAGAAACCATGGGCGGTCCATTGTCCTCCCAACCGCACGAATTTCTTCAATTATACATATACGCTCTATCAACTATGTGTTCTATTGGACCAAACGCAGTATTTACCTTATATTCCCATGATGAAAGATCGCGAGAAACAATTGGAACAGGACATGATATGGAAAATGGTGTGCAAAGATCTCGATTGGGTCTTTTTTCCCACAGTTTAGACACAGGAAGTCATATAGGAATACGTTCTATATGACTGAAATAATGGCACGCGAGATTTGTCCTATAGGATTATATGGAATTGGAAGCGAAAGTAGACCGTTTGTTGGATCTTGCCGATCTGGCCGATTTAGCGGAATAATTGGCACGTCCAATAAAGGGTTGTATATGAAATAAATTGCGTTCTTTGCATTTTTCATTCTCATCTAAATCGAACTGACCTTCGTACAAAAGAGATAAACGAATTGTATGCCGGGGATATATATTCTTCTACGTATTCTTCTACGTCTTCGATTTTAATCAATTCTGCTAAAAGATTTTTTGGTAATATAACTTCGCGTTCGTTTGTATGCATAAAAACATCTTCAAAACCGTATCTATATCTTTTACACCCTTGAACATTTTAAATGGAACTTTTTAAGTTGTTTCAAAAAAATAAAAGAGGTTCAAGGACCCGTATACCCAGTATATCCTATAGGACCCGTATACCCAGTATATCCTATAGGACCCGTATACCCAGTATAACCATTTGGACCCATATACCCAGTATAACCATTTGGACCCGTATACCCAGTATATCCTATAGGACCCGTAAAACCACGACGTCCAGGAGATCCTTTTGGACCTATACAATCATTGTAATTTTCATTCCGTATGCGAAGCCTATGAGACATATACAAATTGCCTACATATGGTGTCGTAAAAATGCGTTCTGATAGAATAATTACTATTGTAAAATAGAAAACATATTATTTTGATGAAAAATATGTTTTACGCAAAGAAATGGTTTATGCGATACGAATACCACCGGCAACACCAGTACCAATAGCCATACCAGCACCATTACGTGCACTCACACCCATGGATGGGATAAAGACGTCAAGAACGCTAAAGGTTGCGGCAGCAGTCAATGCAATAATAACGACTTCTTCAACCTTCAATGTCTTCTGAGGGATAGCATAAGCGGCAATTGCCACCATGATACCCTCAATAATGTATTTGATAGCCTTTTTGACAAGTTCTCCAAAATCGAACACGTTGCTCATTGTTATATATTATATAAAATAAAAAAATGTTTGATTTAATATAAAAACACTTAAAACGAAAACTCCTAAATTTATATAATGTCGGGATTCGAGAAAAAAACGCTAAATGATGGATCTATAAATCCTAAATATATAGATCTATGTGACGAAGATGCGCCAATCGCCGGACAAAAGTTCGCGTGTATTTCTTTCATTTCACCCGAAAAGGTTCTTGAAAAACGCGAGATTTTCATATTTGACGAATTTATCAAACAATGGGATTTTACTAAATCTATGGGAAAGTTCTTTGATTTCATTCATTTTTTGTCCTATAAATATTCCCTAAATGTAGAAACTGTTATGGAGGATTATACTGAATTTGTCAAGGAGGAGAATATCAAACTAAAAGGGGAAAGTGTATATGACGATTTCAAAACATTTGTAGATAAGAATGAAGATGCACTCACGCAAAAATTCCAATTGCAAAATCAATTCCAGACTTCTGTACGCGGACTAAAAGTCCGCGGTGTATTCCCAACCCAAGAAGAAGCCGAAATGAAATGCAAAAAGATCCGCGAATCCGATCCCAATCACGATATTTTCGTGGGTCCAGTAGGGATTTGGATTCCATGGGATCCGGATGCATACAAAACTGGGCGCGTGGAATTCTTGGAGGAAGAACTCAATCAGTTGCACCAAGAAAAGATGAAGAACGAAGCAAAAGCAAAGGAAGATTTCGAAAAGAGAATCAAAGATGCAAAGAAAAAGGCGATCGAAGAGAATATCAAGAAAGCATCACAGAGTGGCAACAAACTCACTCAGACCATCGACGAAGAAGGCAATCTAGTGGGTGTCAAGGAAACCGTCAATTTCGAAGAGCGCGAAGTAGCAGAAGATAAATAATTTCGGGATTATGTCATATAGAAATATCATGTGTATATATCATATACATGATAGAAACGGAACTCACTGCGGTCGTCGTTATTTTAACAAACGCGGAATATTATCCCCGCGCGCTAAATACCATCCGCGATATAAGATCTATGGGACAATGGCAAGGAGATCTTGTGGTAATTCCCGTGGATTTCGCGATTCCCGGGGATACGATAAGGGAGTATAATATTCAGGTGAAAATATTCGACCGAATCGATCTATCGGACATGCTGATTGGGATTGGACCCGATGGATTCTTAGGAACAGATCGCCGGGAACTCGTGAAATTGGTGCAATGGGAAAAGATTCACGTATTCGACGAATGGTTTGCACAATGGGATCGCGTGATTTATTTCGACGCCGGATTTCGTGTGGTAGATCGTGTGGATTATTTATTAGAAGCCGATTGTACGGGCTCTATTATAGCCCCAAATGACGCGGGATTTCCCGATGGAGATCGCGGACCAAAAACGGATTCCCGATTTAAACGGCTTGTATATCACCATGCATCAAGGGAAGTGATTGCACAGATGAAAATGGATATCGGGGAAAATTGTATGACCCAGGAATATTTTTGCAATTGTATGTGGGTATATGATACGGCGATTCTACAATATACAAATATAAAACACGAACTCATTCAAATGGCAAATCGATATCCAGTATGGGTTTCCAATGAAATGAGTGTCATGAATGCAGTACTCAATGTAAAATGGGGGATCTGGCGACAAATGAATTCGAGGAATCAAAACGGCAAATACATGTATGCATGGACAGAACAAACGTTACAAACACATCCCACGACCTATCGTGATTATTGCTATATCAAATATGCATCGACAATTTAGTAATCCCAATCTTCTTCTTCTTCTTCTTCATCCAATAGTCCTATAGGATCATCTATACCTGGTTTGAATGCATTCTCTATAAAATAATTGCGTTCATCTACCGTAAGTAGTCCCCAGATAATGTGTATTTGACGAAATACATTGGAATTACTATTCAAATATTTAATAAATTGTTGGGCCGTAGATACATTGTTATTTCTGAAACTCCGGCGAATAATTTCGTAAAATCTTTCTACAAATCCCGAATTCATGGGATAATACCCATTCATATAGCCCAATAGATCATTGACAATCCAAAATTTATCTTCGGGTTCATTTTCATGGAAATCTACAATATAGATTCTATAGTACAAGTCATATAGAGAATTCAATGTATAATGAAAATTGTGGATATCATGACATAAAAAGAGAGGTTGTGGATTCATGCTATAGGACATGATATGCATACGGACTTCTTCTGGAAGTCTATGAATATTACGAATCATATCATTTGAAATCATTTTGTATTGTATAATATAAAAAATATTTTTATATTATTATCTAGAATCGAATACACCTTGCTGTAATTAACTGCCCCCCCCTCAAAAAAAGGATATACTTTAGATTAAAAGTGTAACAAGTCATATACGTCTTGCAATCCGTCGATTTCGAAATGAATCACGGGTGGTGCGGGCCATTCGGAATAAGGGGTGGCTTTCGTCGTTGGTCGATCCATTGCGAGCAATGTATGTAGTGCGCGTAGCCTGCGTTCCATTGGGGGTATTTTCATTGACAATTTCCGGGAAAGTTGTTTCCACCGCCATTCAAACTGGAGTGCGGCAGGCCAATCGGGGAATCCCGAGATATGGCAAACACGGGTCCACGTTTCCCCTTGAGCGACTTTTGCATGGGTTGCATGCGCCCCCCCCTTGATTTCGCAATTATGCTGTCTTAGTCGATGATCGAGATCCACTGTTGCACCTATGTAAGTTGCCCCTTTTGTGGATTGTAAAAAGTATACAAAACAAGTATTTGACATATGTACTATAGGACAATTACATCTATTTCATTTTGTCACAATTATCAATCCATTTTTTAACTATCATATAATCCACAGGTTGAGTTGTCGCACAAATTTCAATACTATCTTGATATGTATCGATGCGGTCTGTCATATAGATATTATATTTATTGGGTTTTATCAAGATTCGATTGACATGTTGTATGTGTAATATCATATTTGATAATTTGATAAATCTAGACATTGTGTATTATTCTGGAATACATTTATATTATTTGCGATTCTACCATTTTGTCTTTTTTACAGTAATCGGATTCGTCCGTTTCTTGCCCTTGGTCGGATCATATGCATCTTCTTCGTCGTCTTCCGCTAGATTTTTCGACATTTCCCAGAATTCTTTTGTTCCCAATTTGAAATCGGGGCGATCCTGTGCTTTATACCAGAAGACTTGATCCCCGATTTTGTTCGATTTCGCATTATTATTAATCACCATACATTCGAAATTCTCCGTTGTTTGATCCATGACGGAGCAGAAACTTTCCAATGTGGGAAACATGGATGCATAATTCTTCCAGATGCGTTCGCGATTCGAGAGATAGTTCTCACGCAGGATAAATACATAATCGATATTTGTACGCAATTGAGGAGGAATACCTAAAGGATATTGCATGGTGATAATAAGCATGACTTTCCAATGCCGACCATTCATAAAAAGGAGTCGCATCATTTTGTCTTTTGACCACGAATTGTCATATAGACAATCATCGAGGATGACAAACGTCCGGGGATCAATCGTGGTTTTTTTGTAAGCATCCATCTCCCCCTTTACCTGTTTTAGGACGGCTTTTTGCCGGCGTAAAATATTCTCGATTAGAACCGTATTATACTCATCGTGAATAAACAATTTAGGTACATGTTTCGAATAAAATCCATTGGCCATTTCCGTGCCTGAGATGACTGTTCCTATAGGAATATCTTGATGGTGCCAAAGGAGATCTTTTACTAAAAACGATTTTCCTGTATCGCGCCTCCCGATAAGAACAATGACGGGCCCTTTATTTTCGTCCGGCTTGAATGTAATCGAACGCATATCAAATTTTTTCAATTCTAGAGTCATATAGTTATATATTCTACGATATTATTTCATATACCAATAAACGTATTTTGATGAATAGATGGATTCCTAAAACGAGTTTCTATATGACAGATTTTATAGGATTGTCGAGATATTTTACACGGAAGGTTGAATTACACCAATAGATGAGTTTAATAAATGCAAAAAGATATGTATATCATTCTATAATGTCAAAAATCGCAATCCGATACTGCAAAATAAAAAAGCCAAACATGGAAACTTTAGAAAAACCCGAAAACGAAAAAAAAGAGTCCTTGTATTCTCCTTTTTCTATTCGGAATGTGCAATGTTATAATCCCATATATTCTCAATTCTTCAAAATGAATGAAACGAATTATGATTCTATCGGACTCAACCACAAATATCATATAGTAAATTTGAATACGGTGATTGACGTGGATTCCGAAGAAGAATCAAACCGACCCGTCTTTGTGAAATTCTCCCCCCTATTAGATCCTATAAGATTCATGATTGGAAAATACAAAGATGTCCCGGTTTCTCTTCCCACTATTCAATCCACGGAAATGATGGATAAAATAAACCACCCCCAGAATGCATCCTATACTGACAATCTATTCTATTATTTATCAAGTCAGGCATTGCATCATTATGGGATTATAAATGCAATCGATTATTATGGATCTTTTTTAGGAATTCAGGAAAAGTATCGAATGGACGTTGCCGAAGATATCGAATATTTGAATTCTTCGCGTTACTATACAGAAAACAAAGGGAAACTTTTCACGGTAGATGATGCGGATTTTGACCCATTTACCAATATTGGATCCAGAGGAAATAAACATCGAATTGCATTTGTAGACGACGAATCCGATGAAATGATTGAACTCGATGTCGAAGATCTAGAATTGAATCCTATAGAACAATCCGAAAATGGAGAAATAGAAGAAGTCTATGAACATGTTTCAAATCATTCCTCTACGGTTTCTACAAATGATAGTGAAGTCAATTATACAGACGACGAAGGCGAAGAAGAAGGCGAAGAAGAAGAAGACTCATCGAATGCTTGGGAAGATGTATCGGAACAAGATGATTCATCCGAAGAAGAAGAAAGTGAACATGTAGTATATGCCTATATTCACGATTATCCTATACAAATGATTTGCCTAGAAAAATGCGAAGGAACATTGGACGAATTATTAGAGAACGATTTACTGGATGAAAATGAGGCTTCTGCGATTCTCATGCAGGTCATTGTAACCCTTCTCGTATATCAAAAACTCTTTGATTTCACCCACAATGATCTTCATACAAATAATATCATGTATGTATCCACCGATGTAGAATTTCTATATTACAAGTACGCAGGAGTCACATACAAAATCCCTACATATGGCAAAATCTTTAAAATCATCGATTTTGGTCGCGCCATTTACACATTCCAAGGAAAACGGTTTTGTAGCGATAGTTTTCAATCCGGAGGTGATGGATTTTCCCAATACAATTGCGAGCCATTTTATGACGACAAGAAAAGTCGCGTAGATCCGAATCCCGCTTTTGATTTGTGCCGTTTAGGATGTTCCATCTATGATTTTCTATTTGACGAGGATGAAGATTTAACGCAAATAGACGATTTCCAAAAAACGATTCTGCGATGGTGTACAGATGATAAAGGCAAAAACGTGCTTTACAAGAAATCGGGAGAAGAGCGGTATCCCGGATTCAAATTATATAAAATGATTGCACGCACGGTTCATCTGCATACTCCAGAAGCACAATTGGCATTTCCCTTTTTCGCAAAATTTGCAACGAATGGTCCTATAGAAAATATAATTGATATTGATGCACTTCCAAAATATATTTCATGAAACGAGAAAAAATGCTGTATTATATTATAATGGATTGTTTGCGATTTACAGATGATCAAGTGACAGATCTCATAGATAAATATGAAATCGAAATTACGGGTGATCGTGTGGTAACCATCCAAGAACTTAGTCATACTAATTGGAAAAATAGATTGTCGGGTAGTCCTGCAAAAATGAATAAACCAAATGGAGTAGGTCCAGTTATAACAAATATTAGAAAAGTGAAAAGTGGAGAAATACAATTGAAACCTGGATACCTTTATAGAGTATCTACTGTAAATGACGATAGCGCGGATAGATATATATATGATTTTTATATTGGG